AGAGCCTAAATCAATACTATCATCATCAGATGCGTCTGCGCTAAATGCATTCATATCTGTTGCTGTCGCAGGGTCTACAAGCATTAATGTACCTACGTACAATTCATCTGTAGCTGCGGTATTGATTATTCCAGCTGTAGTGAAAGTTGTCTTAATAATGAATTTAAAATTTAAGCCTGGCGCACATGAAGGAAGAGTTACTGTTAATCCTCCAGCTACGTCAAGCAAAATCACAGAACCACTATCCTCAGCGGTTAAAGTGTGACTTGCTGTTAAGACTTTAACTTTATTGTCAATATTACTTACAAGACTATTATCATTTAATACATCACTTCTCATTGCATACCTCCTTATAGGTCAGTAAACGAATACAACGCATGAGTTTCAGGGATTGTAATTTCAAGACCTGCTTCTGTAAGAATCATGTCTTTTCTTAAATCCTCATCTGCTTGTTGTACGTTTGTGATAATATGAGTATCACGATTAAGACCATTTCCGACCAAAGGTCTGTAAGCAACGTGGTCTAAGTCAACCAAGCACATATAACCACTTGCAATACCTCTAAACATTGGTTCTTGCACCACAGATAAATCTCCATGGATTGTGTTTATTTGTGTGATTTTATGACCAAATGCACCATCTCTATAATCTACGTTATATTGCATAGAACTTTGATAAGTTGGTTCATTGTTTTGATTACCAAAAGAAGCGTTTGCAAATCCACCAATTTTACTTAAATAAGTAAGAACAGGTCTACTTGCCAAAGCAAGTTTAGATTTGTTTCCACCTCTAGCTGGGTCAAAAACAACTTCAAAGTCACTTAACAATGTATCATAAGTCATTGCAGATGACGCTTGTGAAAACATATAAGAATTACCAGAAGAATAAGCGGCACTTCCAGACGCAACAGCTGTTGAGTTTGCAAGTATATGACCTACTATACCTTCTGAATATTGTAAAGAATTATCTCTTGCTCTCATTGAGAAAAGCATAGCTCTTTCAATATCTACTTTATGTTCTCTTAGTTTTAAATTCCAGATTCTATCCCATTCATTTGCGTATCCTCTGTAATTTGTAGCAATTGCTGTGTTTGTCATTTCTGCTGCTGTTTTAAATATTTGACAATATCCAAAGTCATCGTCTAATTGACTAGACCAAACATCAGGAGAACCTGAACCCTCAGCAAAAGATGTACCAATAACTTGACACTCGTCATTATCTTCGATATGGTCATAGTCAGTTTCATTAGCTGAATTTGATTTAGATATACATCTAGCTTGTAAAGTAGTATCTGCAGAATTTTGAGTAATACCCTCAATTCTAAAGATTACTTGTGAAGCTGCTGTTTTATCTGTTTCAACTGCAAAAACCATACCTTTAACAAGCCAATCTATTTTAGCTGGAGAACTTGCTCCATCATCAACATTAATAGAGTATGTTGAACCTACAGCAACATCATTATGAGTTGTTGTATCAACATAAAAATTACGACTTGTCCAATCGATTTTTGAACGATTTTCTAAAAACCTAAATACAGGGTCATTAGTTGGTACTTTTGCTACCTTATTAAGATATACAAAAAATGGAGATTCTTCTGGTGCTAATTCAGCGACTCTGTCGCCAAAGTTATGTATTCGTCTTAAGTCAGCCGAAGCACCAACTGCTGATGGTACACTGTTTCCAGTTTGGTCGACATTATACGAATATAATGTTCCAGATTGATTTGCCATTATGACATCTCCTTTTTATTGTTATATTCTAGTTTACGGTATTTTATTCCCAACCCTAGAAGCTTTCATAACACCTTCCCATCTACTTTGTGTCTCATCTTTCCTTACAGGTTGTTGTCCATTAAGGATTCCAGCTTGTTGAGGCGAATTTTGATTTTGACGAATAGCATCTAAAGGGTTATTTTTAGTTTCTTTAGATTGGTTTTGAGTTACAGCTTGCCACATATTAATAGCACCATCAATACCATATTCAGCTGGATTTTTACTAGCAAATTCCATAAATGAAGAAATTTGTTCTTGATTTAATCCTTTGTTAGCAAGTTCGTTTTGAAGTTTAGTCATACCAACTTCTTTTTGAACTCCAGCCATTTGTGATTTAACAGCGTTATCTACGGCATCCTGCATCTCTTGTTGTCGATATTTATACGACTTAGACGAGGGGTCATTATAGGCTTCCCACGAATCAAACTCATCTTTTTCTAAAGTAATTCTCTCATTAGTAGTTGGTTGACCACCTTGCATCATTCCAGAAATAGTTTGAACTATATCAGGTCGTGATTCCAACATTTGTCCAATTTGCTCATATTGCTTTAGCTTTTGATTTTCAGCATAGAGTTTATCCTTTTCAGATTGGTGATACTTAGATTGTTCTTCCCAATTTGTTTCAGAATTCTCATTACCTTGTTCATTTACGTCTTGCCCTACATTATCATTGATTTGACCTTGAGTTGAGTCAAGATTTTCATTTTCAAATGTGTTATCCATTTTATTCTCCTTTATTTTGCAATGTCTTGAGATTTCATTTGAGCTTGACTACGAACTCGTAGTTTCTCACCCTCAAGCTTAACTGCGTTTTCTAATCTGTTTACAGCCATTTTAGTTGCTGCTTTGGAATCAGATTCTTGTTCATGAAGTCTACTTTTAAACTTTTCAACTTCAGTTCTTTTTCTTGAAGATACAGACTCTCTGTGTGCTGTTTGTAAATCTCCTTCAAGATTTTTAATTCTTTCTTGTGCTCCTTGTAATTGTTGTTGTAATTGAGCAATAATATCAGTTCTTTGTAAAACACCTTCTTTATCAAATATTTCAGTCTTTTTAAGAGCTTCAACTTTATCAATAAGACCAGCTTGATATGCTTCCATGTACATTTGCCACTCACCCCATTTATTAGAAGGCATAGTAGAATTGCCTATAACTCTTATATCAAATTGACCAACAACTAATTCATTTTCAATTGACATTATTTCTTTTGACTTGTCATCATATAATCTTTTATTAACAGTATATTCAGTTAAATCATTATTAGGTTGAACAATTCTAAATGTTTTTTGAAAGTTATAATGAGATTTAGCTAAATTATAAATAACTTTTCCTAACCTTTTTAAACTACCTTCAATATCCCTTAGTTTAGATTTACTTCTTCTTTGACCAAAGTCTTCAAGCATCATAGTAGCAGAAGATGTTTTCGGAGCAACATCAGTATTTCCTTGCATCATTTCAAATATACCCATATTAAGGTCGATATACTTTTCAATAAGTTGGGGTAATTGCATAACTGAACTCGCCAAAGGTTGAGGTGAAGGAAAGTGCGGTTCACCAAAAGATGGGTCATATTCAATAGTTGCATTAGGATTTGCCCAATCTCTTTCAAGCTCTTCAACATCTTCTATACTACCTTGGGGGATTAAAAGTTTCAAACCAGATGCAGCTTGTGCATGTGAGGTTATTAATGACATTGTTTTATTTAGAAATCTTTGAAAATCTTTATTTTTTCTAACATCACTCATAGGATATGGTGTGTTAGTCCATATGTTTGGTATTGGTACAATAGGGAATATATCAGTTTCTAATATTTTTTCATATAAAACTATTTGACCTAAAGTACATGTTAATTTAATTCTTTTTTGAGTAATTTCAACTATATCAATTAATCCAGACTCAATTGCTTTGGCTGTAGCCTTATCTTCAATTAACATTTCCATATTTTTCATATCAAGTATTTTTTCTTCTTGAGTTTGAACATTAAATATTCTATAATACGGAACATTAACTTTTGAAAAATGTTCTATTAATTGATATTTTTCAGAACCTTCACTATAATCTAAATCTTTAACAACATCAGGTGTAAAAGAACCAACAGTTCTTGAATTTGTATTTGATGGATATGTTTCATCGTTATCAAGACCTTCAATAGAATCAATAACCATTCTTCCTTCATCATCTTCTTCTGCTAACTCAGGATATAATCCAAGTAATTGCATCTTTGTTAATACAGTTGATAACATCATTCCAGAAGAATCATCAAAATATTTATTTCTTGAGTTAGGGTCAACTACAACTCTAAATGGGTCTATGTATGTAAATTTAACTTCACCCCTTCCGTAATCATCCTCTTTATCTATGTAAGCATAGAAATATCCAAGACCTGTAACGGCATAATCATGAACCACTTGCTTAAAAGTTTCATCACCATCAGATATATCCCAAATATACTCTAAGATTGTTTTCCACACATTTGCCATTTTAACATCAGAGTCTTCTCTTCCAACGGCAGAAAATTTAGGAGGTTTGGATGTTATAATTGCTTTAAATTGTTCTATAGCTGAATATAATCTATCTAAAGGTAAACTTGATTGGTTTCTTTCATTTAAAGCATCTACTTCATCAGGGGTAAAATGATTACCTAAATAAAAATCAATATCTTCTCTTGCTTGTGTATCCCACTCACTACGAGCATTATACCAGCGTCTCCAAAGTTCTTTAATATATTGTGCATCTTTATTGGTTTCTATCATAACTAGTAATATATAATATTTTTATTATATGAATCAATACCTTGCTCCAGACATCCAATTGTATTTCTTTTTTGGATTTTCCCAAGATTCTCCATTTTTAATTTTTTTAATTTTTCCAGCTTTTGAATTTCCTTTAGCATGTTGAGTTGATAACCAAAAAGCATCAATAGTATCATCATGCGTTCCTTTTGGGAAATCAAGCAATTCTCCAATAAATTCATGCATATTTTTCTTTAAATGAACAGCACCAGCTTTAAACATAGGTTGTAATCCCTCAAATAATCTATCTTTTTTCTTTTGATTGCCATATCCTTTAATTCCTTGCTCTATACCTGGTAGAAATTTTCCTTCTCTTTTACTTCTTTTATGAATATAATCTCTTAACATTTCTTGATATGATATTGTTTCAATATTTATTCTTTTAATCGGACTATATCGTTCTGCGATTTTAAATATCTCATCTGCACAATCCATGGGTAACACCCTCTGCCTCCAATATTCGATAACATAATAATCGTAATTAGAAGTAACCCCAATAACCATAATAACACTATAATCATTTCTCGTACTAAGTGTCGAGGCTGGGTCAACCCCAATATAAATATTAACATATTCAGTTCTTCCATCATCTAAAGTTAAATACCATGAGTTTGCTTCATTACTAAATTTTAAATTACCTTTATATAAATTATCGGTTATATCTTCTTCGCTAAATATTTGGTCTTCAGGAGATTTAGCTTGATTCATGTATTCTTGGTAAAATTTTGAAGGAGTACCAGAATCTATGTAAAATTGTTTTCTTTCTTCTAATTTTTTAAGAGGCCATCTTGAAGGCCATAAAGGATTACCATCATCAAGTATAGCTTTATATGTAATTAAATCCCAAGAATATTCTTCACCATTGTTTTCAGCTTCTTTATAATTTTTAACTAAACCATTTAAAAAAGAATCATAATGAACAATTGTTCCATTACACCAAAGAAATCCTCCTTTATCAAAATCAATAGCTGGATAAACAGCTGCCGTTACCCAGTTTTTAATTTGTAATCTAGCTTCAGGAGTTTTTGTATTAAGCTCTGATTCAAAGTCATCAAGTATAATTCCAGTATACCTTGTAGATAATTGCTTTTTACCACGAAGTCTTTGAGCAGCTCCTTTAGCAATCATTCTACAATTATTTTTTAATACAATTTCGGTTTTAGTCCATTTATCACCTTGAAGGTCACCAAAATAGTAATGAATTGCAGGATTCTCATATATGTGATTTGAAATCCAATTAAGGTTATCAATTGCTTGGTCTTGAGCCTCGCCAACCCAAGCGATAAATTCTGGGCTTTCTTTTTTCGCAAATAAAAACCGATGAAGAACAGCCGTTGCTGCTAAGGTTGACTTTGCGTGGTCACGAGGCAACACAAGAGCCAATTGTTGAATATCTCTATTTAAAAGCTTTTTTCCTACTGTGTTGTGAAAATCTGGCGTTGCCGATGCTAAATAATCTTGAGGAGAAAATAACTTACCAAATACGATAAGGTCTTTAAATGCCATCTCAAGAACTTTTTCATTTTGAGATACATTTCCGTTAAGATTTAAATTAGCCATTAATAAATAATTTTTTTACGATTCATAGCATTAGTAGATTTTAAACCTTTTTTATTTTTTTTAGGTCTACCTACTTTTGAACCATATGTACCTTCTCCGTATGGCATACAATACCTCCTTACTTATTCCTTATTTGCGCAAGTAAACTTGCTACATAATCTTGTGACAATGGAGAATCTTTATATTTCATGGCATCATTTCTTATAGCTGTCTCAAGGTCAACAGCAGGATTTCTATGCCATCTATCAACCATTCCTTGTATTAAACTAACAGAACTATCAGCAGGGTCTAAGTATCTATAAATAGCTCCTGTATTTCTACCATAATCAACATCAATTAATTTAGCAAGAATTGCATTTCCATCCGCTCTTGCTATAAGTTTATCAATATCTTGGTGAGCGCCTTTATACTCAGAAGATGATACTCCTGCCATTAAATCTTGCGCCCATTGTAACCACCCTCTATTATCCTCCATAATAACTCCTTGTTTCTACCCAATAATCATTAGGAATTTCTATATAACCATAAATCATTTATTCTCCCTTATTTCAAAATGTGGAAAGTCATCAAATTGATTATCATCAACTTCAAAGTTCATATTCCAGTCTCCTCCCCAGCGAAGAGTATAACCCATCCTACGAGCCACCCCAAGGACGAACCCAGCAAAAAGGTGGAAACGCTCTCTATCTTTCCAGTCAATAGGGTAAGGCACAACATCAACAGCGAGAGAAGGGAAAGCATTATGCCTACCTTTTGGGTAAGCAACTTTAGTTTTTCCTTCTTTGAGAAGTTTATTTTGCCTTTCTTCACTTCTATGTCCTTCCAAAACTGAACAATCTACATATTTTATAACTTCATTAAAAATTTCTTGTAATCTTTTATCGCAAGTTTTTAGTCTTTGTTTTGACCTTGAACCAAATTTAGCCATGTTTATGCCTCTCCTGCATTAAAATCTTCGCCATAAATATACATAATATTATCTTTAATATCAAATTCAGAACTACACTCAGGGCATTGCCAACCAATTACGTTGTGGTTAGGGCTGTTTACATCAAATAATCCAATTCTTTTGGAATAATATTCATTATGATATAAATCTTTACCACATATAGGGCAAGGGTCTTTACTCTTCGTCTTTTTCTTTATGTGCGATAAGCTTTGTTTCACTTTTTCCACTTAGAGCCTCCATCTGTTCAGGTGTAAAACCTTGAAATACTGTTAATTGCTCTTGTTTTTTCTCTGTTTCAAATAATCCAGCCATTTTAGATAATGCATCAAGAGAGCGAAGTTTATCTGAGTCTCTGTCAGACAAGTCTGCAATCATTTTATACTTTTGAATAATATATTCAGCGGTAACACCTTCATTTGCTAATTTCTTATCTATTTCTTCTTTAACCATTGTTCTTACTTCCTTTTTTTTTAATAAAACATTCGTTTTTTTCTTGATATAGCCTTCATCTTTTGCCTTTGGATACGCTTTTTTATACGCTGAAACCGTATCTTCACCTGCTGCAACGTATCTAGCGAAAAGAAATTCACGATTATTTAGCTTTCTATTCTTTGCTCGTTCATATAAGGCGTTATAGTTACCTGAGAATGTAAATATGTTTTGTGCAACTCCATTTTCTCCAAGAATTTGATGCGTCTTTTGTTGTACAATATAAGAACCACAAACAGTTAAAACAACATTTCTTGGTTTTTTGTAATCAGGATGTTTTATTCCACTACGTTTAATGATTTGAAGAACATACATATCATCGGTATACACCCAATCTCCTGTGTTTCCATCTCTCCAATTGCCGACAATTTTCTTTCCAGGGTTAAAAGCACGAAACTCTATATCATCATCGTATAAATAATTCTCAACACCTTTTATGACTTTAATATCCATAAACTAATATAAAAAATATTTCTCAAAAATAAAAATACTTGCATAATTCATTTATTTGATTATATTTAATCTCTATATAGAATATATTATAGAGAATATCTATATAGATTATCCCTATTAGAAAAGAAAAATTAATAATAAAAAGAAAAGTTGTTACAAAGTTTCAAAAATTGGTTTAGAATGAGTGTGAGTATTGTTATATACATCGACCACCCCCCGAAAATCTCGTTAGGGGGTTGAATTAGGTTGAAATTTTGGATTCAAACACAAATTATAATTAATCATTTAAATTTGATTTATTTAGAGAAAAGGAACACAAACAAAAACGCCCTCTAACTAAGAGGGCGCTATTGCTACACAATCGGCAACTATCAACAAGCATCTAAAAATTTATCCTTATCAAATAAATTGTTATCATCTTTAAATATAGTGGACAACCTATTAATAAATGATACTTTGTTAATAATTGGTAAAAACATACAATCATCTTTGCAAGTACTATCTTTTATTGCTTTCGCTATCTTTATATAATCCTTCTTAGTCATTTTTAACCCCCTTTAGTTACCTAAGTTAATATTATTATCATCATCACAAATATCATCAAACATATAATTAAAGCCCTTAAATTTATCATTAATATCATCAACTATATCATCAATATTTATGTTAATACCATCGTTATCATATGCGCTTAATATTTTAGCGATTTTTTTAAGTGTGTTTGCTTCGCCTATATCAACTAAGTATTTGTATTCATCGTGTTTTGTTTCAAGAAATGGTGTATTATTACTTTTTATTATATCAATACGAGCATTTAATTCATTTTTTAATTTTAATAAATTGTTATTACTTGCCGAATTATCGCGATAGTCAATACTTAAATTATTATGAAATGTTTTCAAGCTCTCGTAGTCCTCGCGCATTGATTTTATTGTTAGTTCTATCGCTTCAATATTAGTCCAAATATGTTTATTTGTTTGCCTTGTTGAATTTTTAAACTTGCAATAATCAACATAACCATTAACAACATCGCCTAACTTCCAAAGGTGTTTAAACCCTCTTAAATTAGATAATATAAAATTATTGCGTATTAATCTAACATAAGCATATTTTAACTTCTTTTTAATACTTTTTGTTGGATAACCCACATTATATATATACTCGCCTATTTTATCAATTGTATTACATAATACACTATAACATTTATTTAATATTGTTTTTAACATTGCAATTAACCCCCTATTATTATTTATTATTGATAAGCCTACATTATACCTTTTATTAATATCATTCATTTTAAATACTCCTTTTATTTTTTGGATATTTTAACAAATCATTAAAAATATTTAAAGTCGCTTTATCATATTTAAAAGCTTCTTTATATATATAATAATATTTATCGGCAAATTCTTTTTTACTTAATGAGCCTTTTAGTAGTGGATTCATTTTAAGCCCTCCCTTTTAAAGTAATATATATTTTATATACATTGTCTTTTGATTCTATTTTATAATCTAAATTATTGCCTAATCGATTTAATATACTATCAATTATAACTTTATCAACTAAGCCTTTATTAGATTTTTTTATTGTTATTGTTTGGTTACTATTTGTTAATATTGCTTTATGCATAATTAACCCCCATTTTTTTATTTTGTGTTGTCTTGTCCTATATATTAATAATATTATCTAACATATACAAATAATAATTATATTTTTTATATTGTTTAATATATTTTTATTATTATATTTATATGCGCCTTGGCGCAATGTTTTTTGAAAATAAAAAGTAAAATGAAAGGTATTTTGTTATGAAAAATAAAACACAAAACACTACTGAAAACAAAGTAACAAACAAAGTTGATTTACATAATTTACTTGGTGTTGAAAAAGTTGCAAATACACAAGTTGATAAAAAGTTAAGTGAGAAAGCTCAAATAATGAAAAATGTAAATGATACAATGCACAAACTACTTTGTACGGAATATTCAAATTACTACAAACATATTGAAACACAAATTGTACAAACGGATAAAGACGGCAATCATTCAATAAAAGATGTAAAAGGTTATTATTTGTTATTTCCTAAAAAAGTAGAGTTGAAAACAAAAGAAGGCACAAAAGCAAAATACGATGGTTTTCAAATTTGTAAACCAACATTGTATGTAAAAGGTGGTAGTAGTTACGAATGTTTAGATTTTACTGAAATTGGTAAAACAACATTTAATAACTAATAAACAATAACACAACACAAAAACATTAAACCCTTGTCAATTAATTTTGATGAGGGTTTTTTGTTATGTGTCAATTTGAGGAACTGAAAATATGAAATTGAATATTAATGAAAATAAGTATAATGTAAAGAAAAAGAAAATATTTACTGATTCATATCAATTAACAATAACACCAAAGAAAAGAACTTGCTTTGTGTGTAAAAAAGGATTTGATTCAGTTGGTAATGAAACATTGTCCTGGTATGATGATGAAGGTTTTTATAGAATTAAATATTTCTGTAATAAACATTACAGATTAGCAAGAAGATTATTAGTTGAATCAAAAAGGAAAGCGCTTGATTAATTAATATCAGTGTAGGTGATAAATACTATTATCAGAGTTTGAGAACAGACACTAACATTGTTAGTTATAACCTCATTATAGTTACCTACACTGATATAAAAGAAAAGGAGGCTGTAAAAAATGGACAGAGTAAGTAGCAATATAATTATTAATGATTTTAATAAAGAAAAGGAAAAGCAAATGAAAAAAACTGCTTCAAAGAAAACACAATATGATAGAATATCTGATTTGGTTAATTCTTACATTGATGATAGTATAACAGATGATGAATTGATAGAAAAGCTGTTAAAACTTGTCGGTAAAGAAATTATAAAAATATCAGAAATGGAATACACTGTGTATGAAACGAGTAATTACAAACTGTATTTATGTTGTAGAGAAATTCATTCAACAGGTGGTTGGGTTGATGTGACTGATTTAACAGAGCTGAGAGTATGGGAATACAATCTACTTGTAGAAAAGTTAAACATTCATTATCCTGATTATCCAATTGAAAGACTTGAAAGTAGGTTTGTGTAATGAAACCAAGAATAATCGTTTGGGTAGGTGGCTCTGTTGTGTATGACGGCACGGATATTGTAAAAGCAACAGAAATAGAAAAGAAATATAAACAACAAAACTACGATGATGTAGTAAAGGAGGTTATTGCATAATGAAATTACCAGAACACATAACAGAAGAAAAAGTATCAAAACTGTACAATACTACTGGTATTGATTATAAAAAAGCATTTGATAATGTCAGGCTTTTAGCTGATTTGGAATGGAATGGTGAAATAACAATAGTAGAGTTCAGAGATAATATAAATGAAATAATAACAGTAATAAGTGCAAAGGAAAGCAAATGAAAACAATTGATTTACACAATTTGATAAGATGGACAACTGATACTGATGGGTATCAATTTGCAAAAGAGATATATAACAGAGAAGAGCCTGATGAATACACAAGAGGTAAGTTCTCAGATATGCAAAAACACTTGATAAGGTGGGTTGCAAGTCTTGACTATAAAAACAGAGAAAGATTAGCAAAAGCTATAAACAACCAAGCAGAAAGGTGGGAAAATATAGAGGAAGATGAGCCTACTGAGCAAGAGATGTTAAAAGCAGAAAGTAGAATACTATTTATGTAACAATAATTACTGTAGCACAAGGCAGTGAGGTCTTAGGGAACTATGTGTTTACTTGTGGTGGCGATTGCCTCTACTCAGTCCACAAGGCAGTAATAAAACAAAGGAGAGAAAAATGAAAACAAATGACATAAAAAAAGGAACAGAGGTTAAAACAATACAACTTGGAACGCCTGTGACAGGCATTATGATGGATAATATGCGTGGAAACACAAGGCTTATTAAAACACACGGCTCTGAGGTTGGAATGTTTGATGAAGTTGGTAGTGTATATGCAACAGATATTATATCTGCCAAAGATAGTAATGGTAATTGGGTTGAGGTGGAACATACAGACAAACAGTTGAATGCAAAGAATATGAGAGGTATTTTTGGATTTTAATAGATAAATAATAACTGAGTGAGAGCCAACAACTGGTCCTCCCTTCCAGGTACAGAGGTGTAAAAACCAGAAGTCGCTGAAGGGGTAAATAAGTCCTTACACAGAACTCGTCTAATTAAGTTTGGAACTCGTCTGATTAGGCAAAGGAATATGTGAGGCTCTCATTCAAACAGAAAAGGAGAATAAAATGTCAGAACAAAATAGAAATGATGAGTTAGTAGCAAATATAACTGATAATATAAGAAAAATTACTAACACAAATCATTTAAGAACAATACAGAGGGAAATAAAAGAACAGAAAGATTACATTGGTAGAAAAATAGGTAATCAGTTACAGAGGGGCGATAATGTAAGAGTAAGTGGAAGTAATGGTATTGAGTATGGAACAATAGTTAAAGTAAACAGAACAAGAGCAGTCGTTAATATTGATGATATGCATTGGAATGTTCCATTTTCAATGATAACAAAGGAGGTCAACAATGGGTGAAATATACAGAGAAGAGAAAACAGACACAACAGTAATTAATTATAGTGTTCCAATATCAGATGAATTGATTGAGGATATATTATGCTCTGCATTTGAAGGTGGCTCAAATTATTGGGCAAATAATGTCAGTTTTCACAACAAAGAAGACGGAAAAAAAGTAAGTGGTTGGAAACACGAATATCTTACAAAGACAAAACTGAAAGACGCTAAACTGATTATGCATACAATAGAGGGTGGACAGGTTGCATTTTCAAAGAAATCAATCATTGATGGTTTACAGTTAATGGATGACCCAGAAAATGGCTGCACAAAAGCATTAAAAAGATTACTGTTTGGTGATTGGGATGCGTGGGATGCAGATATAGCATTGCAGATGGCTTGTTTTAAGGAGGTTGTATATGGATAGATTAAAATTAAAAAGGGCTTTAATGAATGAAACAGGTTGTGGAATACAACACGATGGGTGGACTTGTGGCAGTTGTTTTTACCCACTTGCTGATGAGTTAAATCTAAAAGAAGATTCTCATATGTATTGGCAGGCAGTATTACACAAAAGAGGTGATTATGATGATTTTAATGAATGGGATTATAATACAGATATATTTCCAGAATTATTAAATGAACTATATAATAAAATAGGAGAAACAAAATGAGTAAGGAATATATATTCCATTGCAGAGGTTGTAATCAAGCTGATTATGAATATCCAGCAAATTTTGGTGATTATGAATATGGAGAGCCTGTTTACAATGTTCCAAAAACATCACAACACGATTGGGCAAGAGTAGACGCATATGGAATTTACACAGGATTATACTGTGATAAATGTTACAAAGATAACTACCCTTACAGAAGGGACAGATACCACGATGAATCATATTGTGGAGAAAGGATGGAACCAGATGAGTAAGAAAACATACGAACTGAAAGACATAATCATAGATGCCTGTGATTCGCTTGACCAAGATTGGAAAGAAATAGAAAAAGGGCATTATGATTTAGATGATATGATACACGAAATAGCAGATAGTGGTGTTCCAATATATTATTGGGATATTGCTCAATATGCAGCACACAATACTTGGTTGATGCAGGAGATACCTGAAACCAATCCAAATGGTAATGCACACGACCAAATACAGGCGAATATATATGAAGCAATCTGCGAAGGATTACACGAACATATAGCAGAAAAGGAGAGTGAAGATGAATAAAGAATACAAAGAATATTACACAAGAAGAAAACAGGAGAAAGGAACTCTTGAGGGATTCAATATAGATAATTGGGAAGAAGTACCTGATGAAGATTTATGGGAAGATGGAGAGTTAGATTCAGAGCAAGTTAAAGAAAAACTTTATCAGGAGGTAGTAAGACAAGGTGTTTGGAAACTGATAAGAGAGATAAAATAACAAAAAGGAGAGAAAGATGAGAAACAAAATAACAGAAGGACTTGACAATCTTATATTAACAATACAAAAATACAAAGATGAGATTGAACAAGTAGAAAAAGACAATAATAAACTGAATGAGGATTTACAAGCCTTAGAGAAAGAAAGAGATGAGGGTTATAAATCATTCAATACTGATACTCATATACTTATTGAAAGAGATGTATTGCAAAGTATCAGAGATGACCTTCAAGAAGCAAAAACCTCTGCGAATTATGCTATTGATGAGGCAGGTAGCGCTCAGAGTTGTGCAGAAGAAGCAAGAGGTTCGGCAGAAGTTGCAGAAGACCATTGTCGTTATGCAATGGATAGAATAGATAAAACAATAGAGCAAGCTCATTCAAACAAAAACAAAGGAGATAACAATGACTAAAATAAATCTAAAAACAGCAACATTAGGACAACTTGAAGATGAATGTGATAGAGTGTATGGAACACCATATGGACACAATATGATTGGTATAATATGCTCAGTGGTTAAAGATAGATTCGGACAAGAAGAAGCAGATAGATTGTTTGAAGAATGGCAATATTAAACAGAAAGGAGTAATAAAATGGGAATGGATGTACACGGATTAAATCCGAAACAAAATAAAAACATAGATGATTTTCCAGTAATGAAGAGATTCGATAGTATGGATTTTGCAGAAAAATGGAAAACACTCGATAAAGATGAGGCTCTAAGAGATGAGTACTGGAGAGAAAAAGATAAATGGGAGGAAGATAATCCAGGAGTTTATTTCAGAAATAATTGTTGGTGGTGGCGACCATTGTGGAACTACTGCTATGCAGTTGCAGACGATATAATAGAGCCTAATATGAGAAGAAGGGAATATGAATATGATGAAAATGATGAGCCTGATTTTGAAAAATCACAATGGGTTAAATCAAACTTTGACAGTGGACATTGTAACGATGGCTCAGGGTTAGATGATAAACACGCAAAGCTACTTGGTAATAGATTAATGGAGACGATTGCTGATGGAACTGCAATAAAATACCAAGCAGATTACCTTCAACATATGGAAGATTCTGATGATGAGTTTGCTAAGAGCTATCCATTTGATGTAGACAATGTTGAGAGATTTGCATTGTTCTGTATTGAAAGTGGAGGGTTTGAAATATGTTAACAATAACAAAGAAAATGCTTTCTGATTTGAAGAAACTAAAAGAAGACGACCTTATTGTATGTGAAGACTGTGGCTCAGATGCAATATCTGAAAAAATGTGGGTTGATAGTAATAGCTACATATCCATTAATGGAGAATCATACTACAAGTATCAGGGAGAAGTTGATGATGGTCAGTTTTGGTGTGAGATGTGCTATGATATGGCTCATCCTGTTCATATATCAGAATACAAAGATAAAGGAGATGAAAAATGATAAAAATAAGTGTAACAAAAATAGATGATAAAGGTAGAATAAATTTACCTGCTCACTTTTTAAAAGCTAATAATATTCAGAAAGGTTGCGAGGTTATTATTGAAGCTATTATTAACAATAGTGATGCAGTTAAGCTTAAATTTAAGGGGGTTGCAGATGCCAAATAGAAAAGCAAAAGAACGCAAAATGGAACGCAAACGCAAGAATCTTGCAATCAAGAAATGGAAACGAGAACAGAGAAAACTGAGAAAGGAAAAAAATGAGAACAACACAAAAACAAGCTAATAGGTTGGAGCAATTAGATAAAAGTCAATTAGAAAAGATATTATTTAAACTGCTAAAACAACAAAGACACAGAAATATTACTGCAAAATTAATTGATGAAGAGTATAATTTTGCTTTAGGTGAAGCAACATTAAAATAAAGGAGAAAAAATGAAAGATATAAAAATGCCTGTATATTATTGTGAAATGGGGATGATTGATTGGGATGAAATGGCTAACGAACTTGAAAATCGCATAAGTGAAACTTTAAATAAAGAAGTATCAATAACAATACAAGATGAAGGTTTTATTGAGCTAAAAACAGAGGAGGTAGTAGATGAGTAGAATATTTGGATACACACAGGACTTCTTGGATGAAATAGGATACAGTCTTGGTTATGATGAGAAAAATCTTCCAGAGTTTAAGGATATTGAAATGGTTTGGAGATTCAGTATACCTGTTTGGGAATACAACGGATTAACAGAAGCCGAGTTCTATAAATCTAATTGGAGAAAGGAAGGTTACTAATGATTGGATGGATTGGAGCAGTTGTTTTTCTGCTTTTAATATTAGAGGTTTTTACTGACAATGAATAAAAAAGGGGGTTTAATGGATATTGTAAAAGAACTATTAAAAAATATGGATGATGAATCAAAGAATAGTGTATTTTTGCGCGAAATTGCACTATTAATGGAAGAAATAGATAATCTTAATGGTAAGCTAAGGGTAAAAGAAAAACTATTGAAAAACTATGAAAAACAGATAAAAGAAAAAAATGAAAAAAAGTAAAAAATAACTAACTACCTATGTATATTTATATATATATTATATGTATATACCGAGGAATAATAAAGGGGAAATACTAATGAGTGATAAGACTACATATATCATAAAAGATATAGAAAAAAGTACTTGGATGAAGTTCAGAGCGAAGTGCTTAACAAATGGTTACAGTTCTGCAGCTGTTGTGTTGCGAGACTTAATCAAAAAATACTCAAAAGGTGTAATTGAGTGAAAAGAGTTAAAAGTCCAGTAGATATTGAGGGAATATATGAAGAATATCTTGATGAATTACAAGAGAAAAACAGACTTGAAAGATATGATGGTAATGAGCATTGGTATCATGCATCAGGAGCAGGTTCTTGTTCAAGGAAATTATACTTTGAATCAGTTGAAATGATACAGCCAACCAATTTATTAGATAAAAAAACAAAAAGACTGCTAAATCTTGGAAATTTAGTGCATGAAGATATACAAAATTCTCTTACGCGCACACGTAATAGAGAAATATATAATAGAGATAATAATATAGATTCTCTAATAGAAAAAGAAATTAATAATAAAGAAAAAGAAACTGAGTTTTTAGTTGAAGGTGAAATTAAAATCGAAGAATTAAATGTTAGAGGTTTCTATGATATTGTTGCTATACAAGAATTTGATAGTCGCAAAGTATATCTGTTCGATATTAAAACGTGTGGTGGTTGGTCTTGGAAAATGAAGTTTGGAAGAAATAAGCAAGTAAATACGAGTATACACTATGAGTTGCAGTTAGGCACTTATGGGTATGCTATACAGAAAGAATTCGGTCAATTAGATGGTATGTTTCTTTATTATTACAATAAAGATGATTCTCAGATGAGAGCTGTTAAAGTTCCATCTACCTATGTTTCAAGAGCATATCTTTTTTGGCGGAATATAAACGATGAACATAAACAAGGATTACCTGATTTTAGAGTTGGAGTTTCACCTGTCCAAAAATGGCAGTGTAACTATTGTCAATTCAAAGAACATTGTAATCCTCCAAAATAGGAGAGTGAAAATGAGTAAAACAACACAAAATACATTCATGAAACTCTATAAGACTGATGTAAGTAAGTATATTGAGAAAAAAGGTCAATTTAATTACTTGTCTTGGTCATATGCGGTAGCAGAGCTGAAAAAAGCTTGTCCAACTGCAAGATGGGGAGTAACGAAAGCGGAGGATGGTTCGCCATTCTTTAAAACAGAGTGTGGTTACTTTGTTGATGTATGGGTTGAAGTTGATGGTGTATCACTATCACAAATTCATCCTGTGCTTGATAATCGAAATCAATCGATTGAAAACCCAAATTCATTTCAAATCAATACGAGTTTGCAAAGAGCATTAGCAAAAGCAATAGCTCTGCATGGATTAGGATTATATATCTTTGCAGGTGAAGATTTGCCAGAACCTGATGCCTTATCTTCAAAAGAAGAGCAGTCTTTATATGATTTAGCAAAACCTCTTGGTAAGAAGTTTGTTGATGATTTAAAGGTTAAGGTAGCGAGTATGGATTTAAATGCACATAACTATGAAGCTGTTATAGAAAAAGTACAAAACATGATAAACGAGAAAGGAGATAAATAATGGCAGACGTAAATGATATGTTTAACGAGGTAACAAAAGAACAGAGCTTTTATGCTAAGGGTAAAAAGAAAAGTTTTACACCATATGGTAAGGGCGAGTATTATTGTCATATTGTTGATGTAGATTCTAAGATTCTTGATGTTAGAGGTGGTCAATATAAAGCAAGGCTTTACACATATACTGTAGAGATTGCAGAAGACAATAGCATTCTTGACTTTGAATATGAAGGCATAGATGGTAAACCTGTTAAAACAAAAGGAAGCGTATATGTTGGTGGTAAATTCAAGGGTAAGCTTTGGAGGTTCTTAGAGCCAGGAAAAGATGATAGCTTTGAATCACATTCATCTGGAAATACAGGATATTTAAAGTTCTGTGAAACAATAGGTGTTGAATGTCCGACAGAAACAAGAACAATAAATGGGGAAGATGTTGAAGTTCAACTTCTCCCTAACTTAACTCCTGATATGATGTTAGGAAAACCTGTTATTGCATTTGTTGATAAAGGTAGACCTTTCATTAATAAAAAAGGTGTTGAAACATTCTTTTGGGATTGTAAATTCTGCAAGAAATGGACAGATGGAAAAGACAAAGATATAAAATCAAAAGGTGGTGATTTACCATTTTAATTATGTCGGAGAGTATGGGTGCAGAGGTTATTAGTAATGTCAAATAGTTTAGAAATGCCTCTGTACCTATGCGAAAAATTGCGAGATGTGCAATGGAGCAAAACATCGGCGGCAGGTAGGATAAAATTTAAATATAAAGGAGATATAAATGGGTAGAGCAATTGACCATGAAAATTCAATAAATGAGCTTATGGGAAGAGTTCAAAAACTTGAAAATACTGTAAGGGGAATGGTATCTAAAATAGATGAAATTTCTGAGAAATCAACAAAAACTAAACATGTGGATTTAGTTGAAGAAGTTGGAACAGAAATAGAAGATAATGAAAAGGAGAAAGATGGCAAGGAAAAAACCAACAATGAAGGAGATGACAGAAGTAGTGTCAAATCTAATAAAAGACGTTCAAAGTCTAAGAAATCATCAGATAAATCTTGAATTTATAATAGATAGCTATCATGAATACAAAAAAGACAAAGAAAAGTTCAGAAAGTTTATCGATAAAAAAGTTGAAAAGCTTTCTAAAGACAGAGCTAGCAGCAGTATATCTAACAAGTGATGATGTTAAATTTCTTGATGAATATGAGGCTATTATACATGAAAGCTCTATACATCAAAAAAAAACAATAAACAGGAGGTGGATAACAATGAAAACAAAAATAGCAGAACTTGTATGTGAAATACTAAAGAAAAAACAATGGGGTATCTTCTTTAAAAATGAGCCAATACAAGCTTTGCCTGTTCAAAACAATACAACACTCTATAAAGTAAATGAAGTAAGAGAAGATGAGCTGTTGGATGCAGTTGAACAAGAAATGGAAAGGATGGATGAATGGCAAACTCATCAGGCCGAAGAAAAGCAAAATCCGATACACAGAGAATCATCGAATGGTATGAATCAGACCTTAAAGAATACAGAGGAATGATTGGGCAATATACCATTTATAATACTCTTGTGACTGAGGATTTAATAAGAAGAACTGAGAAAAGAGTAGAAGAACTTAAGGAAAAAGAAAAGAGGTGGAATGATACTATTAGGGAACTGTTACGAGAAGATAGATGAAGTATTCCCAAAAAGTATCCAAACAGTAGTTACAAGTCCTCCATATTGGGGGCTTAGGAATTATGATAACGATGAGCAGTTAGGTCAAGAATCATCGCCTGAGATATTTGTCTCAAATTTAATTAGATTATTTGATAAAATTAAAAATGTCTTAAGGGATGATGGTACTGTTTGGGTAAATATTGGAGATACATTTTTTGGAGCAAAAGGTGGTCATCACGATAAAAATAGCATAACAAATTCTGATACTGGAATTCAGTATAGGCAAAAAAGAAAAGCTCCTCCGAAACATAAATATTTAAAAGATGGCGATTTAGCAGGAGTTCCTTGGATGTTTGCAACTGAAATGCAAAAACAAGGTTGGTACTTAAAGCAAGATATAATATGGCACAAGCCAAATCCTATGCCAGAGGCCGTTAATAATAGGTGTGCAAAAGCACACGAATATATATTTTTATTTACAAAGAAAAAGCAATATTACTTTAATGCTGATGCTATTAGAGTAAAAGATGTAAGAAGAACAAGTGTTTGGTCTATGAATACTGCATCTTGTAAAGAAGCACACTTTGCAGTGTTCCCACAAGAATTACCAGCATTATGTATTAAAGCTGGAAGTAAGGAAGGCGATACTGTGCTTGACCCTTTTATGGGGAGTGGTACAACAGCATATGTAGCGCAGGAGTTAGGAAGAGAATGGGTTGGCATAGAGCTTAACCCTAAATACGTTGAAATAATAAAGCGAAAAACAGCGCAAAACACGTTGTTTTAAGAAGGAGAAATAATATGGAGTTAACTCTACCATATGACAGTGAAACCGAGAATGCAGTTCTTGGTGGAGTCATAACAAATCCTTCAGAGTATGATTATGTTAGTAAATATATAATTGATGATGATGTTTTTTATCAAAGAAAAGCACAACTTCTTTGGAAAAAAATAACAGAAATGAGAAGGTCAAACCAACATATAGATATGCTAACAGTTTGTTCTGCTTTGAATGATAAAGAAGTAAAGAAAGGCTTAACCGCCTACTACATAACAGGATGTACATCAAGCGCTCCTGCAAAGGGAGGTTGTGAGTTTTATGCAAATCGAATATATGAAAAATACCTTTTGAGAAAAGTTATTGTTCAATCTGAGAATATTAAGGAAAAAGCAAAAAACAACGAAAGAGATGTGTATGATTCAATCAATGAGGCTCACTCTTTGTATGGAGAACTTTTAAATATAAGACCAAGTAAAGTTCAAGATATAGAAGATGTAATATCAGAAACCCTTATAAGTATTGAAAATAAAACAAGTAAACTAATAACAACTGGATATAATAACTTAGATAAATATTCAGGTGGATTAACAAGAGGCGAGATAACAATTATAGGTGGTAGGCCAGGTCATGGAAAAACAACTGTGATGATTAATATGTTATCAAAAGCTTTAGAGGATGGTAAAAAGGCAATGTTTTTTAGTAGAGAGTTGCCAAACTCTGAATTAATGAAGAAAATAATATGCCTTGAATCAGAGCAATTATCATATTCAATGGTAAGAAAGAATGTATTTACAGACCAAAGTTTAAGCATTGTTAATAGCACAATAGAAAGAATAAGAAAGAAATATTCAAAGGATAAGTTTTTGATGTTTGATAATTTAAAAGATTTCGCAGCATCATCAGCAGAAGTAAAGAGGTTTAAGCCTGATATAATATTTGATGATTACATACAACTCGTATCTTGTGATGGTCATAAAGCTGATAGAAGGCTTCAGATTGAAAAACTTGTTAATGATTATAAGTGGTTAGCTAAAGAGGCTAATTGTGTTGTCGTTCTTGCATCTCAATTAAATAGATTTATTGAAAGAAATAATACAAGAGGAAAAGCATTAGAGCCACAATTATCTGATTTAGCAGAAAGTGGTGCTATTGAACAAGTTGCTGAAAATGTATTCTTTTCTTATTATGATTATAAAGTGCAAGGTGAAGCAGGTAAAGGAAAAAACATAATTACTTTAATTGCATCCAAAGTTAGATATGGAGATTCTGGTCGCTCTGATTTAGGATACGATGGAGATAAATGTAAACTATACAATTCAATAGAGGAGATGTTAAATGAAGAAATTCCGTTTTAAATATATAGGAATAGACCCTGGAGCTGGAGGTGGAATTGCATGCATTGATGAGAGAGGAAATATAACAGCTCATAAATGCGCACAATCAAGTGAAGATATGGCAATTTTATTTCAAGTTTTAATGGGAAATACTGCTCCAGATAATATAAGATTATTAATGGAAAGAGTGTGGGCAAGACCAACAAATGCCGTTAGAGCAGCATTTTCTTATGGAACTAATTATGGTCAATGGCTTGGAATAGCAGCATCAAATGAAGTTAAAATGAATACAGTTATTCCAGCTGATTGGATTAGATGGATTGGTTGCCCAAAAGCTTTAAAAAGTGTTATAAGAAAAAGATGGTTAAAAGAAAAAGCTCAGGAATTATATCCTGATATTAAAAGAGTAACACTTAAAACATCAGATGCAATACTAATAACTAAATATGCAAAGGAGGAATACTTTAGTGAAAAATAAATATATAACATCAAAAAGATGTAATTTTGTAAGACTATCAAAAGACCCTTTAAAACCATTAAAAAAACCAAAAAAACCAAAGTCTACATACAATAAGGATAAGCAGACTATGAAGGCATGGAGAGATGGTTGGTTTAAAGGTGAATTTGAACTGAAAGATGAATCAAGATAATAAACTAACACTATTAATTATATTATGGATAATGGACAAGCTTATAATTTTATTAATGTTTCTTCTCTTTGATTAAGATGATGGACATATATAAACTTGCAGGTGATGATGCTATGATATGGAAAGGGGGTGCTTGGATGCCACTAACAGAAGGATACTGCAAAGGATTTGACCTAGACTTAGAGTTTGGTAAAATGGGGGAAGAATTCGTAGAAAAAGTACTTGAAGGTAACAGTAAAATAGAAGTAAAAACAGAAAGAGACATTTGGAAAACAACAGGAAATATAGCCATTGAAGTAAGGTGTAGCGGGAAGCCATCGGGACTATCTACAACTGAATCAAATGTTTGGATACACTTATTAGCTTATAATAACGAAATTAAGGGTGGTTTTATATTTAAGGTAGGCGAACTTAAGGATAAGATAAAAAAGCTCCAAAAAGATGGTAATTTAAAGATGGTAATGGGTGGTGATAATAATGCAAGTCAAATGGTATTACTACCGATTAAGGAATTGTTTGATTAGTAATTTGGGTATAGTGAGTATTTTTCTTTATACTTCAGTTGTCTCTGTATATAACTTAGTTTTGACATTTTCTTATTATATTCTTTTTCAAGCCAAATAGCCATATTGTAATTTTCTTTTGATAATGATTTTAAAAATCTATTTCTTGCATTCTTTTTATCAGATACTCCAATTGGATTCATTAAAGAGGTAACTCTGTTTAAACTTGATTTTGCATCTTTAACTCTTTGAAGTAATGATGTTTCTCCTTGATGTTCTTTTTCATGAACAAGGTAATTAAAAGCATTATAATATGCTGATGCAATTTCTTCATCAGTTTTTCCAAGCAATATAGCTTTCTTTAAGTTCCAATAATAAATTTGTTTTTTTGTTGCTTCTCCAGTAGAAGTTCCTTTTGATAAATTGTTTTCATCTCTCCAAGTTCTTTCAAGAGTTTTGAGTTTTTTATATTTAGAAACATAAGGATGATTAACTTTTGTAAATACTCTGTCTCCTTGACCTGCCAATACTATTGCTTTTGTAGTAAAATCTTTAACTGCTTCATTCCAAGATTTAGTGCCTTTCATTGCTCTTCTTGCATTATCCCAAGCAAGTTTCCCATTTCTAACAACAACTGGTTCCATTATTGGTGCTGATAAACCTCTATCATAAGGACTTATTAATTCTCCAAACATACCAAGAGCTTCACCTCTCCATATATATGAAACAGCTTTGTCAATAAAATCGCTTTCTTCTTTTGGAGGTTGTTGGTCAAATAGAGTTTCATACATTGTATATAGTGCAGCACCAGCTATTCCATGACCTATTGTTGCTTTAATTAAAGGAGCAAAGTTTCCACTTTTATACATAGGCTTAACAACATTCTTGTAAGTATCAATAGTTACTGATGTTGCAATTCTTTGAAATAGTGTAAGTGGCTTTCCATATTTATTGCTCATCCAAAGAGGAAGGTCAGCTGTCCCTGTTGCTCCAGCTCCACGTTTATGAGCTTGAAATCCTACCCAATTTAAAATGTCTGCATATTTCTTAGTTCCATATACATCTTTTGTATTAACGGCAAAATCAATATCTTTTTCAGTTAATCTATAAACCTCTTTTAAGTATCTATTAATTTCATTTTTTCTTCCATTTGGGTGGAAAGATATTTTGTTACCACGAGCTTTTGCAAGCATCTGACTAAAATGCATTTTACCTGCCTCTGCTAACATTATTCTATTAAAATTTTCAGATTTTTCCATAAGGTTAACATTTTTAAATATCCATCTTATTTGTTTTCCAACCCTTGCTTCTTCAAACACTTGCTTTGAGCCATATCCAGTAGTTCCTTGTTTTATTGACTCTGAATATTTAACAGGGTCATTAACTATAGACATTGTTTTTGCTAATGCTCTTACAGTATTTCTTGTTCCATAAAGATATACACTTCTTGGAACTTGTATTAAAAAGTTTTTTATACCAGATGTTGGAGATGATAATCCCATCACAGCGTTTACATTCGTTACTTTTCCAGCTAATCTTATGTAAGGGTCATTAAGTCTATCCGCAGATGTTTGGTCTAATCCAAGCTGTCTTTCAAGAGCCTTGATTGCATATCCACCAACATTTTTATCTTGTTTCATCATTTCAATTATATCTCTTTTCTTTCCACTTTCAAGAGAGAATTTACCACCTAAATTTGTCCACTCTGGAAATAATCTTACAGTTGCAAGAAACCTTGCCATGCCCAAAGCATAATGATTCATTGTAGCATCAACACTTGATTCATATGATTTAACTAATTTCTTAGAACCATTCTTTGTAATTTCAATATACTCTGGTAATAATGCTCCTCTTTTTTTAAGAAAGAACGGATTAACTTTTACTGGCCCATACTGGTACATATCAAAGATTTGATTTGCTATATAATCTTCTATTGAATCATGACTTTTTGATTTTTCTTTTATCTTTTTAAGGTCTTCTTTAGATAAGTTTTTTCTTATTTCATTTGCTAATTTTTGAATAGAGCTATGTTTAGAATCAATATTACGAAGAACTTCACCTCTAACTCTTCTTGTGAAATAGTTATTTACATATGTTGCATTTAAATCTTTCATTATCTGATGCATTTCCATTGCATTTGTATTTTTAGCTATTTCTGCTGATAAAGAATTCCAAGCTCCTTTAGACATTTTTTCCCATATATCTCTTGCTTCTTTAAATCCACCTTCAGAAACTTTTACATCAAATTTATTAGCAATATCTTTAACGACTTCAAGTTCTTTAGCATACTTTTTATCTTTTTTACTTAACTCGGTTAATTGTTTTATAGCATTTTTTGCCATCTCTTTATCCATAAGATGCATATATTTGTTTCGTGTTTTTCTATCAACAATCTTAGAAATACTATTAATGTAGTTTGTAAATTCTCCATAATAAACAGTTCTTACATAATCATGAATATCAAGGTCTCTGTGTAATCTTTTACCCCATTTTCCACCCCATTTTAAAAGAACATCCCCAACAGTCATAAATGGTCTTGCCCAAGAATTCATTCCTGGTGATTCACCTTTATAGGAATTTTGAAATTCGCTTGCAGCTGTGTTCATTACATTAGCTTTTTTTCCTTGCATTATATATGCTCTATAAGCATTGACTTGCGATTTTGATGCATTTTTGAATGATGTGTTATATACTTTGTTGAAAAAGTTTTCTCTTACTTCTGGCTGTACATTATATTGCATTTCAATATCAACTATTTTTGATTCATTTTTTGATTGTTTTGGAGATTTACCTTCCCCTCTACCGAAAATGACAGCTGCTAATTTTGTATTTAATGCTTCATATTGACTTATAGTGAGTGTATTTGCATTATTTTTATTGATATTAGGAAAACCATCAATACCAGTTTCATCTTTTATAATATCTAATATATTTTTTTCAGAAACACCCTTCTTTTTTAATTCTCTTATTGTTGCATATGTAGCATCGTGAGCTTTCTTTAATGCAGGTTTTGCTTTTTTTCCTACTTGATATTTATATGCAATTGATTGAGCTGTAGGCATATAATTGCTTGGTATTTTACCTTTATATACTTTCTCTCCAAGTAAAGATACAATCTCACTTTTAACTCTATCTACATCATTTCTATTTGATATTCCTAATTTTTGTCTAAAGTAATTAACAACATTTGTTACCCAAGATTTCATTTTTCCTGTTGTTGTTTTATCTAAAACTCTTTTTGAAGTATATTTACCAAGAGCATCAACAAGATTTTCTTCTCCTCCAAATAACTTTATTCCTTTTCTTACTAATGCTTTACTTGCTTTGTCTCCTGATGATTTTAATGCATCAACAACATAGTGAGATACCTCATGAGGAATAGTATCAACTCTTGCTTTTCCTTGAGCTATTTCAATTAAGTGTCCAGATATTCTTCCAAGAACATAATCTCCTTCAACTTTACCTAAACTTTTTCTAAACTCAATTGATAATTCTTTGTAAGTGTTGTTTGCCCATTTAACAATATCAGTTGTTTCTTGAGCTTTTATTATTTTTTCAGCATTCTTAAGTGCTTTTTGAAGATTACCACCAGCTTCTTTTATAGTTTTGCTTAATAAAGATTCAGTTGGAACTATTTCATTTATTCTTGGAGCTGTTTGAATCATATATCCAAACATAGCTTCTAATGTTTCCTTGGATACCTTTTCATATTTTGTTGGTTTTCCTTTTTTATTAAATTCAACAGGTATTTTAACAACATTGCCTTTACTTGCTATTTTATCTAATCCTGTTTTTATTTCTTGTGGAGTATACCCAGCTTTATTTTTATCTTTTTTAAATTTAACAAATTTTCCATCTTTTGTATATCCACCATTTTTAATGTCAGAAAGATATTCTTTAACCCATCCTTTTGCATCAGCATCAAGATTATATTTTTTTGCTCCATACACAGCTCTAAGGTCAGATTCTGTTGGTGGTTTATCTTTAAGAACAAGTTTAAGCACCTGTGATGCTTCACTTCCTATTCCATATTTTTCTATAGCCCATTGCATAAAAGAATATCTAAATGCTCTTTGTTCACCAAATCCTTTTTTTGGTATTTCTTTTACCCCAAAAGCCCATTGTACAATAGGTCTTAATCTTTCTGATGTTATTGCATGATTTAAAACATCTCTAAACATAAATTGATTATGACCAACTTCTCCATCTGTGTTTTTATGTAATTTATTTAGTTTTCTGCTTACTTCTGGGGTTATGTATTTTTTAACTTTTACTTGAGTTTTAGGAACAATGAATTCGATAAAATCTTTTCCAATTTTCCATACTTTTTCTATTCCTTTTTGAAATGAAGTTCTAAATCCTCTCCTTGGACTTGGTTGAGCTGTTCCAACGATAGATGGGACTAAAGCCTCTAATTGAGCTGGTTTATCATATGTAATAGCACCTCTTTTAGTAATTCCCAATTTATTATCTACAACTCTTATTAATTGCATTAAAAAAGATTTATGGCTTTTTTTACCAACGCCACTTTGAAAATAATTTACAATTTCTTTGTCTGTTAATTCATAAAGACTTTTGTTATGTTTATCTGCGAGCCATTTTGCAAATTTTACTTGGTCTTTAAACCTTTTTTTAACTTGAATATCTTGAATTGGTTTGCTATCTTTTCCTTTTAATTCTTTGTTTAATTTTTCTGCAAGCCATGCAAATATAGGTTTATTAAGTTCGTATTTCCTTCCCTTTTCTCCTGTAAAAGGATTTTCAGATTGAGCAGCTTGACCTTCTTTTAATAGCATAAGTTCTCTTGCCATTGCGTCTTTTTCTGTTGATATTTCATCTTTTCCAAATTCAGATAATTTCTGTTCTAATTCTCTTATCCTATCTTTAGATGATATTCTTGTATCTGTTTCTCCTTTTTTATCCGATATTCTATAATTTAGTTTATCTTCTACCGATATAGATGCATCATCAAGATTTCTTCTATCTCCCTTAACATCACTAATAATTTTATCCTTTGGTCTTGATTTTTCATATACATCTATATTTTCTTTTAATATGCTATGATTGATTGCATCTTTATCTATATTTGTAATTTTCCCTTTTTCAATCGTTATAGCAGATTCATTACCTTCTATCAATTGTTTAATTTGAATTTTGTTTTTAGCTTTTGATAATTGAGAAACAGCATCTATAAGTTTATTTTCATAAAACTTCTTTGTTGATGATGGCATTGGTTTTGGCTTTTGACCTCTTTTGAAATTCCTTAATGGTTCAAAAATATCTTGCTCAAATACATCTAAAAGTTTTGTAAGTTCGTCAATTTTACCTTTCTTTAAATCAACATCATTTTTATGACGTTTAATTTTATTTTCTAAACCACTTTTAACTTCATGCAACAATCTTATATAATCAATATATTTATCAGCTGATATTTTACCAATATCAAGTTTTCCTTTTTCAAGTAATTCAATATCTTTTAAAAGTCCATCTTGCCTCTTAACTAAATCTTTGTACATCTCGATAGTAAATTCAACTTCTTTAATATTACCATCTTTATCTTTGATTTCAATTGTTTTACCTTTTAATGCTTCAGCAAGGTATTTATCTCCAACTTTTTCCATTGCTTTAATATTTTTAAGAGAACTTGATTCACTTGCTCCTTCTCTCATATTGTTAAGAACTTCTTTTCCAGCTCCTTGCATTTTTTCATATGTAGTGCCTTCCTGGACTCTATATTCTTCTGCGAATTCATTAACTGTTTTAAAAGATTTTTCTAATACTTTTTTCTTAGCTTTAAGGATTCCCATCATACCTGCATTAACTGCAAAATTTCTAATTAAATCTTTGGATGTGAAAGTATCATCAGTTATTACTCTAACTGCATCAGGAGCTGAGAATGCTGTAGATTCTGCGACAACTTGTCCAACCGCTCCTGTTGAAGCTTTTGCAACTTTTTCACCTGTAGTAAGAGTTCTTTCTAATGATTTTGCATATAATGATGAATTAGCAATATTAAGAGAAGCTCCAACCATTCCAGCTAAACCACCCATAAGACCACCATGAGCCACTCCATGCCCAATTCCACTCCAAATATCTTCACCATTAACAGAAGCTTGAAGACCACCTCTTGCTCCTTCAAATGTTGCAAGTGTTGCTCCTTGTAAAAACCCACCACTTAATATAGGATTTGCCATTTGACCAACTGTAGATTTACCAGCAACTCTAGCCATAAAACCACCTTTAACTAACGTATTGTTGACTTTATCGACTGTCATACCACTTACTGCATTCTTAACTGTGCTTTCAGCTAATTCTTTTGAAAATCCTTTTTCCATTAACTTTTTAACAGCTGTGTTTTGAACTGATTTAGTTGATGATATTCCTGCTAATCCTGCTTTACCTGCCCATCCACCTACCCACATTGATGCTAAATCAAGAGGCATCATAAATCCAAGCACAGCAGAACCAATATCTTCAAGGACTCCTGGTTCCCATTTATCATCAATAGCAAATCTTTGATTGCCATTTACCAATTGATAAGATAAGCCTGTAATAGACTCATTATAGGCTCTTTTTACCCAATTGTAATCCATGTCATCAATTCCATAATCTGTCCAATCGTATAGGGAATTAACAAAACTTGGGTTATGAGTTTTTTCGTAGAATTTTTTTGATTGCTCTGCTTGGGTTGCAATATTGTCAAGTGCTTGCCAACTTGGAAGTGATTTGTCAGAGCCTTTTAATATATTATATAGTGTAACATCACTATAGCGTTGATAATATGGTTGTTCTTGTCTTTTTTTAGCTAAGTAATCTTGAATTGTAGCCATTTATTTTGATATTAATTTTGTATATTTTGAAGGATTATTTTTGATGTCCTTAGATAATTCTCCAATATCTTTAATGCCAGATAATTCCATTGCCTTCTTAATAAACTCATCTCTTCTTAATTTTGTTTTAATTTTATCTCTTTCCTTAAGTAGAGAAATTCTTTTATTACGCTGAGAATACATCTTCTTAGCCTCCTCTTGGCTTTTAGGTGATTTAATCTCAGGATTTTCTTTAAGCCAAAGTTCAATTTCATTTAATCTTTCAATATCCTCATTAACAGGTTCTACTTTTTTTACTTTTGGCATTAAATCTTTTTCGGTTGCTTCAGTTGTTCCATATATATCATCATCATCACCAAGAGATATTGTTGGAGTTTCTACAACATTCTGATTTATTGTACCATCTAATATAGTCTTATTTTTATTTCCAATATTTATGCCTGTAATTGTACCAACAGGAGGTTCAACATTAGCTACACTAGGTATATCCCAATCAATAGTGGCAAAATCTTGTATATTATTGCCTGTTATTTTATTATATTGAAAATTATCTTTATTAAGAGACTTAGACAATGCTTCTATTTGTTCTTCATTATTTAAAGCTAAAGATTGTATTGTAGGGGAAAATAAATCATTCCAAGTTACATCTGTTTTTGTTCCTCCTGATTCGTAAGAATAAATAATTTGATTTTTAATATTTTCCCATGTATTTGCTTGATTCTCTTTTATTTCAACTGCTTGTTTTCTAAGATTTGGAAGTTCTGCAAGTGTATTTATGTTTTCAATTTTTTTCAAACCTCTGTCTAAAAATGTACTTGCCACACCTTGCTTGTATTTAGTTTCTTTAGTAACATAGTCATCAATAAAGCTCATATCACCTTCTAATACAGCATTAGAAAACACATTATATTCTTCAGGTGAAAAATAATTATCATCTGTTGCGGCTTTTATACCAAATCTAAATATATCATCAAGAGAAGATAGTTGTGTAAGCTCAGGAGCGTATTCAGGTCTTGTTAATCTTGAACCAAATTTTCTAAATATAGAGTTTTTTGATTTAACAAACTCAACAATATTTGATTCCATTTTTTTTGCAATACTAGATTTTAATGATTCATCAACTTCATTGTAAGAATTTAAAAGATTCATCATATTTTGTGTTTGACCATCTATTTGCGAATACAAAACATTAAATTTACTATTGTCTTCTTTTTGGAATTTGGATTTTTCTAATAAATGCTCATATGTTTCAATCATAGTCGGTGACATATTATTAAAATTTTGATTGTAATAGTTTTCCATCCTTGAAACAATTGTATCAATTCTTGAATTATCGAAAGTCATATCTATATCTTTTTCAAAATCAGAAAATACAGCTGATTGAAGCCTAGTATCTTGTGCTTGAGTTTGTTGATTTTGAGCGTTTAATAATTGTAATATACTACTAATTGCGCCTATACCAGCATCATTCGCCATAATAATTCCTTATTTAAATTTATCCTTCGTAATCAATCCAAGATGACATTAAATCTCTATCTGCCATTACTTGGTCAATTAAACTTGACATATAATCTTGTCTTTTTGTTCCCTCAGATACTAATATATCTGAAGCTTTTTTACCATAAATATCTCTTGCTTGTGTTCTTTGTTTATCAGCAAAACCAGAAGATTCAAATCCACCTGTTCTAACTTTAGATAAGTTATTTAATAATTCTACTTGTAAAGAACTCATCCCTTTTGCTATTTGTGGTCTCATTGCATTATATTTAGCTCCTAGTAATTGTTTTCCTGTGACAGGATTTAACATCTGAAACATATCTGCCCAAGAATCTATTCCGCTTGGAGGAAGCATTCCGCCAGGATTAGTTCCAAATTCTGGGTCTCCAGGAGAATATCCATCGCTTTCTGAAGAACCTCCTAGTAAATTAAACATATTGGCAGCATAAGCTGCTTGTGTATCTTCATTATTTTCCCAAAAATTAGGATAAGTACCTCCATAGCTATCTAACTCATTATATAAATCTCCACTTCCGCTTGATTGCCCTAATTGAGCTAATAATTCTTGATATGTCATTATTTATTTCCTTTCTTCATTAATTGCATTAGCATTGCAAGATTGTCGCTTATAGGATTCATACCAAACGATGGCATAGCGCCGCTTACATAAGATGATAAAAATGGAGTCCAATTTGCTCCAGCTTTACTCATTCCTTGTTTCCAATTATCTTGTTTAAATGGGGACATTGCTTTTTGCCATGTATCTGCTGCTGTTGGCGCATTAGGGTCAGTAAATCCTATTTTTTGAAAAAATGGTGTTTTGGATGCCACACTTACATTAGTACTTGGAGTAGAAATATTATTTATTGGAATTTCACTTTTTGATAAGTTTGATATAAAGTCAGGTGATTGCACACTCCTTTGCGTAGATAAATCAAAAGAACTTAAACTATCTTGACCAGTATTAATTATTGATTCAGTAGCATCTAAATCTGGTGAAAATCCCACTCCACCACCTCCTCCTCCATAGGATTCTTTTAATTCTTGAGAAATTTCAGTAGGAGCTTCGGCTGCTTTTTCTCCTTTTCCTCCAGAACTAGACATTATTGCAGTAAGTGCCGCTGATTCAATCGCAGCTCTAACAGGGTCGTAAGATTCTATTTCAGATTCAAGTCCTGATTCAACATCTCTTAATGTTTTATCCATAAATGTTCCGCTCATTAAATCTTGAATTTTTGCTTTTTTATCTTCTAACATATTAAGTGTATCCTTAGAGGTAGCACCAGCAATAAGACCAGAAATTAAACTCTTCCCAAGTTTTCCTAATCCAGGTATAAACATAGAACCTAAGCCTAAAAGACCGCCTATAAGACCTTTTTTCTTTTTCTTTTTATTTATATCATTAAGTATTTTTTCAATATCTTCATTGATAGCTTTAATATGCTTACCTTTAAATCTTTTATCTAGCTGTATGCCTTCTTTGATTTTATTTAAAATTTCCTTCATACCTCCATATTGCTGTATTTGTGGCTGAGAATCTTGGTATGGATTAAAAACTGACATTTAGTTCTCCTTTTTTGCTAAAATTTTACTTTTTAATATATTACATTTTTCCTTCATATACAAATTGTCCATTTCACCTTGTATTTTACTTAAAATATCATTTTTTGCATTTTCACAACAACTAACATATTTACTATCATCTGGATAACCATCAAATCCCCATCCTTTATTGCATGTAATAGGGTTGTCTTTAGAAAGTTTTTGTAGCTCATCATAGTTGTCTGTATAACCTATTCTTGATATATTTTTCTTTTTATACTTCTTAATAATATTTAATACTTTGTCAAACATTAGAAATTAGTCCCAAAAAATACTGAGTTATTAACAGGTGCAGAAGGAGCTGATGCTGTGTATTCTATATAAGGTTTAGAAGAATCACTACTAGTATTATATGGATATGCAGTAAAAGTTCTTCTTGCAACACCTGCCCCAGTTGCTCTCACATTATAAGTATTATCAAAGCTATTTAAATAATATTGTTCGTAATCTATTAAAGCTATTTTAAATGTACTATTATTTTGTATATCTGTTTTTGCAGTTGAATTTAAAGCTGTTGTTACTGCAGCTAAACTTGTGTTAGAAAAATTTACATTAGATGAGTATTCAGTTACATCATCTGCATCCCAATTACTTGTAAAACCATCAAAATCATTCCAAGTATTAGCACTTGATGAGCCATCCCAAGTTGATTTAAGTATAATCATTTCTATATCAGTTGGAGCTACTGCACCTGACATTGAACCAGCTAAACCTGAAAAAGCTCCTGTCATTTTAAAATCAGCATCTGATACAGTCCCTGATATTCCTGATGTGTCAAAAATATGATGTGTTTGCCAATAGTTATAATAATGTTTGTACGAAGCTCCACTTTGACTTGATGTTATTGTAAGTTTTGCTTCATCACCAAAAACTTGATTTGTTATGGTAGAACTATCAACTCTTGTGCCTGATGTAGCATTTCTTTTAGAACTAAAATTTCCTGAAAGTTTTTTAATTTGAGCATATAAACTAAGAGTTGACGCATAATGCTCGTGGTCTATAACTCCTGAAGCAGATTGGTCTAATGCTAAATCAGCATCTAAATATTGAGCTGTATTTACATTTAAAGAACTTTCAGGTTTTAAGTATTTAGTATATCTATAACTACCATCTTCATTATCAGTTAATGTGTGAGTAGTATAATAATTTAAACGATTATACTCACTATCAAAAGCAATAGGATTGCAAATATAATAAGATTTTTCTGAAATTTTAAAATCAAATTCATTATTAATAGGTTCGTAGTAATTATTATTTACTTCAATAGATAAATCTTTATTAAATATGTTTTCCATATTAGTACAAAATTCTGATAAACTAATATTTAAAAACGAGGTGTCTTCGAAACTCTTTCTTTTAAACAATGTTTTAATTTCATCAGGTATATCATTAGTATTAATAAATGCAGAAAATACATTATCCGTTGAATAGTATCCGATAACTTTTTTATTATCTTTAGTAAGATATTGACCAATACCACCATCATTAAAAACCTCCAATCCATACATATTACATAAATTATTTATTATAATCTCTTCATAGTTTTCTATATTATAAGATTGTATAGTAAATATTATAGAATCTTTATAATAAACAGCACTACCATCAGTATACATATCTTCATTTATTATATAATTACTTAAATCAGAATCTCCAAATTCTTCTTCTAAACTATATTGTCCTGTTGTAATATAATTATCAGTAATTTTACCAATATGGCAATCAAAATAAGGAATATCTTTATTTAAACGATTATATTCATTACTCATACTAAAAGTTGTATTTCCATTAATTTCGCCTATATTAGTTAAATTAAAGCCATAATCAGCTATTTTAGTAGTAGATGTATATTTATTGTTTTGAAGTTCAATGCCTTTTGTATGTATGTCAAATTCAATTTTACAATTTCTAAAAGGTTTATTTAATTTTATTAATTGATTTATTCTTGAATTTTCTAATATAATTTCTAAATCAGTTTCTACATTAAAATCTTGTGATTCTCCATCTAACTCTACATTAATTAAACTAAATTCTAATTGTTGCGTACCTAAATGCTGAGTTCCATCAGGTCTTACTCCTACTATTTTATTGGAATTATTACCTTTTCTTTTACCAACACTTGCTATTCCTTTATCCATTAAAGATATATCACCTATTGTAGATATAGCATCATTAAAAGTCAAATCAATATTATCAAATGTTCCATCAGGTTTTTTATACCACAATGGAGAATTAATAGGATACAATTTATAAGTTGTATCGTCTACTTGACAATGTGTTCTACTTAATGCTTTCATTTTTAAAGTATTTCTTATATTTCTTTAAATCTTGTTGCCAAAACTTTAAAGACTTCTTTAGTATTTTATTATATTGTTTATTATTCATTATGCAAAATCTAAACTTGCTACTCCAAAATAATTTGTTCCATCAAAATAAAAAGATAAAATATCTATATCTCCATTCCCAGTAGATAAAGTAGGAGCAGTTCCATTAGTAGGCCATTTAATATCACTATCCCAAGTGCCTATTACATCTGAACCATCTCCTTGTATAACTTTTAAGATAAGATTACAAGGTCCAGGAGGATTAGTAAAATTGCAAGTAATTCCAGTGCCAGTTATAGTAACTTTTTGTTTTTGATTGTGAGTCCAATCTATTACACCAGTTGCTCCATCTCCTATTGTATTTGCTGTTTCTGCATCAAAATACACAACTGTTTTAGCAAGTATATGATTATTTGCAGTTAAAGTTCTAGTTGCAAAGTCTTGACTTGAACTGCCTGCTAATGCCGCAGCGCCTATGTCAGACAATAATTCAGATGCATTAACTCCTTGCAAACCATCAGCACTAAACCTTGCATAATCATCTTCTGCTACATCCGCTGCATCTATTTTAACTGCATTAGTATTGCTAATACCAAATGTTAACGAAGCTTGACCCCCTATATCACTTAATACCTCTGACGCACTTCTACCTTCAAATGTAGTTCCATTTACTCTAATAAAGTCATCATCTACAATTCCAGCTCCACATTTAGTAACATTAGTATTGCCAATACCAAATGTCAATAAACTTTGAATAGAAAATGCTGTTTTAAATTGAGAAGAATTATATCCTTGCAATCCAGTAGTTGTCCACATAGCTACATCGCTATTAACAGGAGCATTAGTTCCTCCATCAACAACTACAGAGTTAGTATCTGCTATACCAAATGTTAATTGTGATTGTTTAGCATTCCAAGTAGATGCTGATGATATATAACTATCTCCTATAGCTGTACCTTGCCAAGTACCACTGCTAATAGTTCCAACTTGTGTAATGCCTAGCGCATTAATATCTGATTGAGTTTGGTCTGCAGTAGCATTATCTTCAATTCCATTTAATTTAGTATGGTCTGCATTAGTAAAATCATTAGTAGTTAATCCTCCATCCCCTACAGAATAAGTTGTATTAGTAGGAACAACCCAAGTACCATCTTTTCTAAGAAATTCACTACCATGAGTTCCACTTCCTGCTGCAACTAATCCAGCTGCATAAGAATTACCAGATGCCATAACACTGTAAGTTGTATTTGTATAATTAGAAGCGTCTATAGTCCCTGCACTGGCACTTGTCCAATCTATATGCTCATTAGAAACAAAACCTGCTAAACTATCATGATTAACAGCTGTAGCTCCTGTAGCATCATAATTTAAACTACCATCTGCATTTGTTGTAATTCTACTATTTAACCAAGCATCGCTATTAGATGCTCCTGTTCCTCCATTTGCAATCGCTAAGTCTGTACCACTCCAATCTGCATTATTAATAGCAAGTGTACCACCTAATGTAAGATTGCCTGATGATGTTACAGTACCTGTTAATGTTAATCCATTAATTGTACCTGTACCACCTACTGATGTTACTGTTCCTGTAGTAGTTGAATAACTATAACCCTCAATTTTATCTTCAATTGCTGCTGCAGTAAGTAAAGATGTATCGTTATCATTAAAAGTAGTTCCTGAATCTTGGATTGTTGTTATTCCTATAGTACCACTTGTATATTCATCAAAAGTCCAGGTGCCAGTAGTTGTAAATCCTGCTGCGGTTATAGTCCCTGAAGTTGTATCGTCTGCATTATCTCTTAAATAATTATTAGGTATAATTTGGTCACCTGTATTAGTTCCACTTAAATTACTTATATCTGTTAAATCTTGAGCTGATAAAGAACCACTACCAGTTATATAACTTCCAGAGGCTTGCGCTCCTATATCACTTAATACTTGTGCTGGAGTTCTTTTTTTAACTTCTCCACTTACTTCAACTAAATAATTATCTCCTGCTGTGTCAGTATCTATATCCCCTATAGTAAGAGTTCCAGCTACACTAAAATTCCCACTTGAATCTAATTCTAAATCACTTGAATCTCCTATAGTAGAGCCTGAGTTAATTTTAAACTTATCTGAGTCAGAATCATCTAAACCTAATGCAAACTTAGATGTTCCTCCAATTTGAAATACAAGCTTAGGGTCTCCAGAGGATTTATCAATATCAAGTCTTCCTCCATCAACAGTTGCGTCTCCTGTAACAAATAAGTCTTTAAGAAGAGTCATATCTCCATCATTTGAAATTTTAACCAAATTAGTTCCATTTGATGGAGTTAGATTTGGAGATGAACTTCCAGATGTAAAGTTTATATTATAACTATTTGGATTTGTATTATCTATTCCAGATACATAATATCTATTATTACTTGGGTCATCTGCTCTATATCCGTAAGATACATATGAATCTGCGCTAGCATTTGATACTGTTAAATCTAAACTTGAACAACCTGTCCCAACATTTAATACTCTTACTCTTGGGTCATCAGCATCAGATGAGTTAAAAATAATATCAAATTTACCGCTTCCATTTAATACGGAAGTTATACTTCCATTTGAACCATCTGTTATATTTAAATATGAAGAAGTAGAATTTCCAGTTGTTAATAATAAATCTTGATTTCCTAAAGATGATACTATGCCTGTATTTTTACCATTTCCAATTTTTAAAATTGGTTGACTATTGGTTTTAGATGTAGCTGTTTTTCCTGTGTATATACTTGTGCTAATAGATTCAGATACTAATGTTAAAGCCAAGCCTCCCAATCCATAAAGTTTACTTGTTTTTATTTTTTTAGATTTATTAACACCACTATCCTTAATTGAAGTTAGTTTAGTTGAAAACCAATTTCCATCTATTTTACCTAATAAAAATTCACCTTTACCGCTTATTCGCGCTAATTGTAAATCACCATCATTTCCTTGTTGTTTAGAAGGGAATACTTTTTTTAAAGGATTTTTTAATAATCGTTTATTAAGTAGGCTTTTTGTTGATAACATTATATAACTCGTTTAGTTCTATATAATACTGTTATATCATTAATAAGAAATCCCCTTGGAACTGGTTTATTACTATCTGTATTTGTTGCAAATTTAAATGCAATAGAATTAATATTATTAATAGAGCCTTGAGGTTTTAATGATGCCTCTACCCAATCACCACCAGCTGAAACTTCAACAGTTTCTCCTACAGTATGAGTTACTGCCTCAGTATTATTATATCCTCTTTCAATTTTAACTGCAGAGCTAGTAATCTCTGTAACAAGTATATATTCTTCACCTATTTTTAATATATTACCAGCCTTTATAATAGAAGAATCTGCAAATGAAGCTGGAGATATAGCAGTTATAGCACTGGCAAAACCATAAGCCAATGTTGTTTCTGTGTTTGGTGAAGAAAATCCATTAGAATCATAATTTTTACTTTTAGTTGTGCTAAACTCCACCCAATTATTAGTACCATTTATAGAATAATAAGCTTTAACATTTGGAGCAGAAT